CGCACAAGAACCTACGTTAAAGAAGCAGGAAACGTTGCTATAGGAATACAGCGGAAAGGCATCAGCGCTCCAGCAGCTATGGATTTTACTCCAGTAACAAGCGTGACAATAACACCTGAAACCTTTGGCGAAGAAGTAGAAATCCCCATTGAAATGATAACTGACTTCGAACTCGGCATTGTCGATACACAAATGATGCGTCTTGCCTTCCGCACGATGTACCAAATAGAGCTCGACAGCTGGACCGCAATAGATGGAGCAGGAGCAGCGAACGGCAACTCTTTTGCAGGCACAGGAAACACAATCAGCGTCACAGGCTCAACAATAACTGTCAGCGGCGGCGTAGGTCTTGAAGACCTAAACAAAATGAACCGACTCATAAAACAACACAACTTCATAATGAAGTACATCGCAATCAACCCAATCCAAGAAGAATCCCTGCGCAACTTGCCTTACCCCAACTTGTTCCGCGAAGTCACCAACCCGCTGACCAATGAAGTTGAACAAAAACTCGGCATATGGACACTGCTCGTCAGCAATCTTGTTCCCGCAGGCACAGTTTACGGCATCAGCGACGGCCAAAACCCAAACAACAACTACGCACCCATGGGTTTCATGGTAACCAAACAAGAAATCACAACCGACATCGACATCCAGAAACGGCTTCGCAAAATTATCCCGTTCACAAGCTACCGCAAAACACCCTACGTGGCAAATGGCTTCTGCGTATGCAAATCCACGGGCTACTCAACCAGTTAAACGATTATTTGTTTGCTCCAGTCTTTTGAGTCTGGAACCGTAAAGCCGGCTTCAAATTAACCAATTCACGGAGACTTTTCATGTCAACTTATCCAGCTTTCACTTCGCTAGAGGAAGTTATTGGCTTTCTAAATGCGACGGGACCTGATGGAAACAGCAATTATCTTGTTTACGGTCTTTCTGTTTCAAGCAACAGCGTCCAAGCATACGTTAACTATGCGAACACTTTCATAGGCAGCTTTGCGCCCAGCGTAGCATCGACGGATCCGCGTTACCTGTTTGCGAAGTTAGCCGCACTTGACCTTGCATGCATGGCCGTTTTAGTTGCCGCGAGCGGCGGGATGCTGTTGGGCGCGGCAGATTACAAGCTGGGCGATTTATTTGTAACTAAGGGCACGGTTGGAAAATTCTCGTTTGAAAGTGCAGTGCAAAGCTTCCAAGACAGTTTTACCCGAAATATGGCGAATCTTTCAACTGGAGCAGTAAGCGCTCAAGCTCGCCTAGGAAATGAAGTTCCACATTACAGGGGACGGTGGCGTTAGGAATGGCAAAGCGAAAACTGAGGCTTCTGCTTATCCCCCTTGCTATAGCGCTTTTCGTGATAGGTTGGCTTCTTTATTATTTCGGTAATAGAAAACGGAGGAAAACTTAGACGTCGACTAATCAAGCCTTAACGGTTTCTGAGTCGCTGCAGGAAAATTGGAGCCTATCAAATCCGTTGGCTGCTGCGAATATTTTGTGGCCTACGACTCGTATGGATGCAATTGGGATTACTCAGGGAAAAGGACCCTTGCAAGTAGCCGTCTACAACGCAAGCCCAAGCAAGCAAGTTGACGCCCTTAGCCGCGAATGCTATCTAGTTACTGAAAAACTTGTCGTCGACATAATTGTTGTTAACGCAAGCCAAAGCACAGCTGATTTAGCGACTGCAGAATCCACTTTGGAGGCATTGCAGGCTGAAGTCACTCGTATTATTCACTTGCAAGACCCAAACTACGTGGTAACCGGAGAGCCGATTCACAGTAACGCAACTGAAGTGACCCGCGTTATGATCAACGTTGACGCCGTTTACTTCAGCATTTCAAGTTAGTGGGCAGGTGAAGTAAATGGCAGAACAAAAAAGGGCGGCAAACCAAAAGTTTAAGACAAAATTTAGCACTTGGGTTGTGACTTACAAAAACGGCTCTCAGGTTTTGGTAGAGCACAGGGTAACGAAAATAGCTTAGACCGACACTAAGGTGAAAAAGTACGAGCATTTCTATTCAGGTCAATTTATCAAATTTCGACGCGCTGAGCAGCTGCTTTGAATGCCTCTGTGAGCAGTACCCGGAAGCTGTCAGGCAGGCAATGATGAATGTCGCTCAGGATATTTTGGCTACGGCAAACACGTTAGTTCCCGTTAGAACTGGATATTTGAAAAGTACAATAGCAATCGAGCAACCCAGCAATTTTCAAATTAAACTAAAGGCTACAGCGCCCTATGCATATTATGTTGAGTTTGGAACAAAGAAAATGTCTGCACGGCTATTCCTAACAAACTCAGTCAATCAACATCTTAGCGAATTAGCACCTGAGATTGAGCAGCAAATCAAAGATTTACTTCAAGGTTAACGGTTTTAAGTAACCATTGTAATCGAGGTGAAAAATATGAGTTTAGCAACTACGCCAGTTCTAAGTCGGAATGCAGTTGTCCAGGTGGGCGGAGCGGCAATCGGTTTTCTCACGGACTTCACTATGGATGTCAAAGCAGAAATGATTAAGGAATACGTTTGCGCATCTGGTGGCTCTCCATCGCCAGCTTTCACGGCAAGCGGCAACCAATCCTACACGTTCAAAGCTTCAGCACTTTATGTCCCTGCAAACTATGCAGCACTACTAACAGATGTTCTCAACGGCACTTTGGTGACGGTTATTTGGGGTCCACAAGGAACCTCTACGGGATCCGGAACACCAAAAATCACTTTGAGCAACGTTGTCTTAACAGCTTACAGTGTGAAAAACGGACAGAAAGGCACAATCGCAAACGACATCAGCGGTGAAGCACAAAGCGTAGCCACAAGCACTTTCTAGTACCTTTTCCTTCTCTTTGTTTTTTCAATTTTCTTATCCAAAAATTAGAAATTATTAATGAGGTGATTTGATGAGTGAAGAAAAATTTGATAGTGAAGGTTTCGAGAAACTTAAAGCCGCATTCAACGAGTACGAGGCTGAGCAGAAGGAGCGTTTCAAAAACTTCAGCGTAACCTTGCTTAAGAATAGTAAGGTTCCGCAAGAAGCGAATGTGCCTGGCGCCGGATGGGTCAAATTCGTATTGCTAACCCATAACGAGCTGAGCGATTTAGCCAAATTTTACAAGGATGATCAGCGCGAATTCGAACTGCAGGCACTTCTAAAGATGATGAAGCCATGCTACCCAGACTTAATAGAAAAGGACCTGCGCGATGCCCCATGGGACCTTGTTCGTGCCCTAGAGAAGGCTTTGCTTAATGAGGGTTTTTTACCGCGAATGGTGAGGCGGTCAATGACTGGATCTACTGGAGCAGCGAAGCCCAACGGATCGCAGCCGTCATCAACCTCTACCACTACACTTTAGAGTATGCGGCAAGCTTAACGAATTTTCAACTGGAATTTTTAATCCAATCAGCAGTGTGGTTTAAAAAATTGTCAGAAGGCTAAATTGTGAGTGGATCTCCTGCAGAAATAGACATTGTTGCAACTGACGATGCTTCGGATGTTTTCCAAGAGGTCAGCAGCAACTTTACCGATATGAGCAGCAATGTCAGCGAAGCTTCCGACTCAATGAGCACCGATGTGTCAGATAGCATGCAATGCACTGCAGGCAGCGTCACCAGCATGACGACTACTGTTCAGGCTGATACTGTTCAGCTGCAGGATTCTTTCAATCAAGCGGCAGATTCAGCTCAGATAAGCATGAATCAAGTTATAGTCAGCACCCAACAGGCGGGAGAAGCGACTGAGGCTTCAAGCAGCAGCTTTAGCAAAAATGCACTGCAGATGAACACGATGGCCATGAGCGGCGCCATGCTCTATATGAGCGTAAACAACATTGAGAACGCCCAGACTTCACTTGCCAGGGCAAACTTAACTGAGGAGAAAGCTGCAAACTCCGTGACTTTAGCTCAGCAAGCATACAATAAAGCCGTCGCAGAATATGGTCCCACAAGCTTGCAGGCACAGGATGCACAGAATAAACTGGCTTTAGCAGAGCAAACTCAGTCAGTTGATCAGGAACGGGTTTCAGAGGCGCAGAGAAACTATAACAGTACTTTGATAATGTCTGCGTTAACGGTTATTCCCAGTGTCGTCGGTATCATGACGACGTTGAATAGTCTGAGGGAAGCTGGGACACTTGGCACAATCGCTAGTACAGCGGCTACTGATGCACAGTCCGCTGCACAGTGGATTCAGGTTGGCGCCACAGAAGCAGCGACAGGTGCCATGGGCTTATTTGATGCGGTCTGCGACGCTAACCCGATTATGCTGGTCGTGTTGGCAGTTACGGCGTTAGCTGCCATATTTTATGAGGCTTATGAGCACTGCAAACCCTTCCGCGACGTTATGAATGACTTGGGGCACGTGATCGGCGGAGCCCTTCTTAGTGCTTTCAATGATTTGAAGAGTGCAGGAGATGCCCTGTGGACTGGGCTTAACTGGGCTTACACAACAATTCTTTTGCCGGTGGCTAACTTTTTCAAGGAAATTCTTGTTGCAGATTTGCAAGTTGCGTTGATTCCAGTGAAGGCTTTTGAAACGGCGATTAATGCTGTTGCAAACGCTGTAAAGCCTCTTAGCGGCTTGATTGGCGACTTGGGTTCAGCCCTTAGCCACCTATGTTTTGCGCATGCGGCTCCAGCTGCAGAAGAATTCAACAAGCAGGTTACTCAGAGCATCGCGCTTAGCGATCAACTCGCTCATAAAACCAACACGCTTGGCAACAGCCTTCAGGGTCTAGCTGGCAACGTTAATGTCAAGGGCGGTTCTGGAACAAGCAACGTGAATATCTCTTCGCCAAACATCACAATTAACGGCGGCATTACAGGGTCAGCTTCGCTCAAGCAAACACGAGATGCAGTCAACAAAGGCATCTGCGACGCTATGTACAAGAAAGGACTAATGAATAAGGTGCTTTAGATGAGCTGGCAGATAACTCAAGGATCCACAACGGTTACTTTGCCCTTGGCGCCACAAACAGTAACCGATGAAGCGCCCACCGTCGACGACACAACGATTACCGTTCCCGAGCAAGAGCCCGTTTTAGTTTCTATCGGCAGCGACATTCGGCAGTTAACTTTGGAGGGCGTTCTTAACGTTTCAGGCCAGAACATGGCTTATTTGGATACCAATTATGTTACGCCTCTGCTTGGTTTTCGAGGTTTAGTTTGCACATTATCAACGCCCCGATCCAGCCTCAACAGCACCTGGAAGCTGGATAAGGCAACGTTCATACAAACCAAAGATTACGCAAACAATCCTGTACTAAAATTTACTTTGATCTTTAAGCATGCAGCGTCCTACGTGAATCTCTAATGGTTTTTACAATCCAATACTTTAACGGTACTAGTTGGGTTACGGTACCGAATGCCTTGTTCAGCCAAATTGTTGATGAATTGAATGGGCAGCTTGAGCTTGATTTTATTATTCCTAATACGTCTGCGAACTTGACTTTTGTGCAGAGTAACCAGCAAATACAGCTGCTGTGGGGTACCGGTGTTATTTTCAGCGGCTTGCTCATGGCCTACACGGCAACGTTTACTCAGATAACATGCACAGTCTACAACAACACTTTTGAGGTCATGCAGAAACGCCAAATCACCGGCGCATACAATAACGTAGCTGCAAACACGGTCTTAGCTGCGATCTGCGCTGCATCCGGCATGACCGCTGGCTCTTGCCCAACAACTACCGTGAGCATACAGTTTAATTCAACGGATTGCTTAACGGCTGCTCAAAACTTAGCTGCTCTTCTTAATCAGAACGTTTACAATTCGGGTTCAACAGTGATTATCGGTGTAAAAGGCAATCAGACGCCAACGGCGATAACTGTTGATACGCAAAGTCAAGTTAATTTTGACCGGAGCAAAACAGCCTATGCCGGGGTGATTATTCGAGGTGTCAGCCCTACCGGACAAGTAATTATTGGCACTGCAGGGAGCGTTGGAGCAGTTAACAACACTATCACATTAACGAATAATTCTGTTACTAGCCAGGCGTCTTTGAATGCGTTGGCAGCTGCCTGTCTGCAGAG